ATATATTCCTCGCTTTTTTAGACGGTGCAATGAGATTGTTTGGATTCTCCCCAATGCAGTACATCAAGGAATGGTCTGTCGAAATGGCAGGCAAGGGAGAAACAGAGGCAATGGTTGGCCAGATTATTGCTCACGGATTGCCGTCAGTAGTATCATCCACGGGAGTGGGGCCGGGAATAAATCTTTCTGCAAGAGTTGGTCTTTCCGACAAAGGTCTTCCAACAGAATTAAGAGATTTTCAAGGGCCACTTTTAAGCACTTTCCTTAATATGTATAAGTTAAGTTCAGAGGGTGCGTCCATTGGAGATCAAATCGTGAACATCACACCGGCAGGCAAGGTGTTCAAAGCCGTTGAAGCAATGGCGGGAGGAATGCCTCTGGAATCCGTCTTCACGGATTTTCCAGAGTTCAGTCAGAATTTCATGGCCAATTGGCGTGATGAACAGGAGGCAACGGTTGTTGATCCTTATCGCAACAGGAACATAAAGATAGAGGGTTTCAGTGATGGCGACCTTCTACGAATGATGTTAGGATTCCAGACAACGAAGGAGGCACAGATCTCTGATTTTGTTGGAGGAGTCAAAAGGCAGAATGAACTTCGTGCAGATGAAATGAATTTCGTCAAGACACGAATAAATAATGCAGTAAGAAAATACAAAAACAATCCTAATAAGCTTGGAACAGAGCTAAAGAAGATCATTGAAGAAGCAATGGAGGACGGTGTCAATATCACCTATCAAGGCATTAAAAGAATGATCATTGATGCCCACCTTTCCTTGATGGACAGGGAGTTCAAAAATGCTCCTAAAAGCCAAAAGGAATGGATATTAAATAATATTCAGAATATGGAAAACCAGTACGGTTCTGATGCAATAGGGAGTTACATAGACTAATGGCAGAGTGGGAGAAAGAGATAACAGATTTAAAAGCGGATAGTGCGGCGTTATGCACTGACATCAAGTACATTCGTGAAGACATATCCATCATCCAGAAACAGATAAGGGACTTGAATAAAACCTCTCACATGGGCGTTGGAGGACTGAAAGTGTTTCTATTAATTGGCGGAATTCTGGGGGCGATTTGGACTTTCATAAAAATAATGGATTAATGAGAAATAATTGTTGACAACCTACTACATATAGCAGAAAATACATAAAATATAATCAATATATAGACATGAAGTCATTTAAAAGAATTTTTGTGATTTCAGATTTACACGCACCCTACTCACACCCCGACAGTCTGGAATTTATTAGCAAGATCAAGAAAAAATATTCTCCCGATTGTGTCGTAAATATGGGCGATGAATTGGAATTTTCCGCATCCAGCTATCACGAGTCATCAACGGAACTGTACAATCCTTCCAAGGAATTGGAGGAAGGCAGGAAGATACTTAAAAAGCTGGAGAAGATATTTCCTTCCATGCATCTGTTGAATTCCAACCACGGAAGTATGGCTTTCAGGAAAGCGAACACGGCAGGAATAGCAAAGAGTTTATTAAAACCTTATCACGAAATGCTGGAAGTAAGCAGTAAATGGATATGGCATGACACCCTTACATTACATACGCCAATGGGTAATGTCTATTTCGTTCACCAGCAATCATCGAATGTACTGCAAGTTTGTGCAGCCGTATCCATGAACGTGGTACAGGCTCACTATCATACGAAGAGTTGCATACATTACACTAGCTCACCAGAAAAACTGATGTGGGCGATGAACGTGGGATGCCTGATTGATAAGAATCATCTCGCTTTCAAGTACAGCAGGGTCATAGTCAAAAGACCGATATTATCCTGTGCAGTCGTGACAATGGGAATTCCAAAATTAATTCCAATGGTTCTTAAAAGGAACGGCAGGTGGGACGGAAAGGTTCACCTGTGAAGGATATAATGGGAAAAGAATATTACCCACCAGTGAAGGATCTGGTTAATCATCCGCCTCACTACAAGTATGGCGATATGGAAATACTGGACATCATAAAAGAAAAATCAAAGAACACCCGTATGAACCATTATGATTTCGGCATATGGGGTCAAATGATCCAGTACCTTTTCAGGTTTGACTTGAAGGGTGACTGTAAAACGGATTTAAAGAAAGCACGATTTTACCTAAATGCACTCATCAGAGAAGAAGAAAAAAGAAATTAACACTGATGTCTCTGGCTGGGACGAACTGGTCAAGAATCTCAATGCAAGATTAAAATTAGAAAAAGTTAAAGTGAAAGTCAATAAAAATGGAATTAAGTCAAAACGTAGAATACATGGCAAGAACCCTGTGGGGCGAAGCCAGAGGAGAAGGTAAGGAGGGACAGATCGCTGTCGCTCACGTCATTAAAAACAGAGCAGAGAAGAAAACTTGGTACGGCAAGACCATAATGGATGTTTGCCTTAAAAAGTGGCAGTTCTCCTGTTGGAATGAAAACGATCCCAATAGGAGTAAGATTCTTGCTCTATCTTTAGATGATCTGGAGGATCAGATAGAGGTTGCGGCTGGTGTAATTAGTGGTCAATATACGGACACAACGGAGGGAAGCACGCATTACTACGCCAAGTCGATGTCAAAGCCACCCAAGTGGGCTGTTGGCAAGGAACCAGTGGTGGTGATGGGAAATCACTACTTTTTTAACAATATTGAATAAGGAGGATATATGAAACTCATTAAAGATTTATGGGCTCATCTGAAGGAATGGAGCGACTGGGGCATGCGTGACTGGATTAAGGCAGGCATAGTGACCGTGGTAGTTCTGTTCATCTTATATAAGATGGCAGGCGGAGGAGCTTAGTCCCGTGTTACAGTTATTATTAAAACCCCTGCTCGGCGTTGCTGGGCAGGCGGTTTCAGGCTTTATTGAAACAAAGAAAGCTAAAGCTGAGAACAAGTTAACAGAAATAAAAGCTAATACTAAGTTGAAACAGCAACAGATCGCCGGCGAAGTCAGTTGGGAAGCATCTGCTGTTGACCAGATGAAGGGAAGCTGGAAAGACGAATTCGTTTTGCTTGCCCTGATGATCCCCGCAATTTTAGTATTCATTCCCGGAATGACGGAGCACGTTGAACGAGGCTTTGAGGCACTGCATAAATTGCCGGATTATTATAAGCATCTCTTATATTTAAGTTGCAGTGTCAGCATGGGTGTGAGAATGGCTCCGGGCGTTAAAGGATTATTTAAGAAAAAATGATTTCACCAGAGAGACTTAGTGCATGGAGAATATTTCCACGCCTATTAATTACACTTTATGGTATTGCCTTTTGGCGTACGACTGAGTGGTTCATGCAGTTGCCAGACCCTACGAATGCACAGTCAGCTTTTGTATCAGTAGTAGTTGGTGCGGGAGCGGCGTGGTTTGGATTGTATGTGGGCGGAACTAGACTAGGAACTGCCAAAACTGAAAATAAAGAGCAGCTATGAGATTGGAGTAGAAAATGTCACCAGTATTCTTAGAAATGATCTATATGTTGCCCGAACACAGAAAACTTGTTCAGGTGATAATGTTCAAGATAAATGATGAAGCACCGGATTATCCAAAATCACATGAATTAATAAATAATATGAAAGGCAGCATACAGGGGAAGATACTCAACTACCGTGTCATCGGAATGGATGAATACATAAGATCAGAGGAATATAAAGACATTCTTGACTTGGAAGATAAGGACGTTACCATACACTGATGGTAAAAATGAGTGAGTATCTGGAGATGAAGCCAGAGGACAAGGCAGACCATATGGTCTGCTGCGTCTGTCAAAAGAAATACGCCAACTTCATTGTTGAAAAGAGAATAAAGGGATTATATTTTTATTGCTATGACCATTGGAAGGAACTCGATGAACAAAAAGAAGAAGATGGATGAGGACTGGGACAGTTTTCTACCCTTCCATTCACAGTGGTATTGGACACGAGATTGTTTAGATCAAAAATGCAAAGCATGGTATCATGGCCCACGCATTGACTGGATGCATCTCGCAGATACGAATGAAAAAAAAGATACTGACAAAAAGGATTGAGAAGAAGA